CCGCGCGGGGGCGTGGATTGAAACATGCTGTCGTAAGCTGAGTATGCCCCGCCTGTTGTCGCCCCCCGCGCGGGGGCGTGGATTGAAACATGCTGTCGTAAGCTGAGTATGCCCCGCCTGTTGTCGCCCCCCGCGCGGGGGCGTGGATTGAAACAGCTTCAATTGCATCCTGCAGGGATTTCAGCGCCGTCGCCCCCCGCGCGGGGGCGTGGATTGAAACTTTTGTAAATAAAAAAGGCCGGGGTTTGCTTTCCGTCGCCCCCCGCGCGGGGGCGTGGATTGAAACGTGGCATGAGGGCAGCGCATGAATGGACACATACAGCCTGCAATGGGCCATATCGGCCTGCGATTCATTAACCAGCACTCAGAAGCTGGTCGGCCTCATGCTTGCGCTGCACATCGGCAAGAAGTCAGGGCGTATCCGTGTCAGTCAGGAGATCATTGCTCAAAAGTGTGCGCTGTCAGAACGGGCCGTGCGATATGCCATTAAGGCGCTCATAACGGCAGGAATTTTCGTCAAGCGGCGAACCGTCAGGGTCGATGAGTTAAGACCCGGCGAGTTGGCTGGAATAATATGTGGAATAGATCAAGCGGCAACTGGTTCCGGTTCCAAGCGGCACGTGGTGCCGGGTGTGAGCCGAAAAAAGCGCCCAAGTCGCTATAACCCGGACACAGAAGGCAGCACCAGAGCGGAAGAGATCGGCAAGTACGACGAGAAGCAGTTTCAGGCGGAAATGCGCAAAGCTGCCCTACGTCATGCCCGCACCTCACAGAGAACGGATGTACCATAGCCGTGGGCAACGCAAAGCTGGCATGCCCGGCAGAGGATGAATGCTTACGGCTGGCAATGCTCATGAGTGGTGGCGAAGACAAGGAAAAGGCGCAGAACAAGCGGTTTTGCGGAGGCTATAAAACATGGACATGAAGCAGTTGAAGATGGTCGAGCGGCCCATATCCGAGCTTACGGGGTACGCACGCAATCCGCGTAAGAATGATGATCAAGTAGACCGCATGGTTGAAAGTATAAAGGAGTTCGGCTTCCGTATACCCGTTGTGGCCAAGTCTGACGGATTGGTGGTGGATGGGCATCTCCGGCTTAAAGCTGCAAAAAAGATGGGCATGGAAACTGTGCCTGTGGTGCTGGCAGATGAATTGACGGACGCTCAGGTAAAGGCGTTCCGATTGCTGGCAAACAGGTCTGCAAATTGGGCTGACTGGGACGATGATCTGTTGCGTCAGGAACTCGCAGACCTGAAGGGCATGGATTTTGATCTTAGCCTTACCGGGTTTGATGCTGAAGAAATATCATCCATGCTGGATATCCCATTGGATGTGGGGGGGCTTACTGACCCTGATGAAGTCCCTGAACCACCTGTCGTCCCTGTAACCAAGCCCGGCGATGTTTGGCTGCTTGGCAAGCACAGGCTTATGTGTGGCGACAGCACCAGCATTGATGACCTTGTACGGCTGTGCGCAGGTCAGCTTGTCGATATGTGGCTGACAGACCCGCCCTACAACGTGGCCTATGAAGGCAAGACAAAAGACGCCCTCAAAATCAAAAACGACTCGATGGAGGACGACCAGTTCCGCCAATTCCTGCGCGACTGCTACGTGGCTGCTGATGCTGTCATGAAGCCTGGTGCTGTGTTCTACGTCTGGCACGCAGACTCGGAGGGCTACAACTTCCGTGGAGCAGCCAAGGATGCGGGGTGGACTGTGCGCCAGTGCTTGATCTGGAAAAAATCGGCGATGGTGATGGGCCGCCAGGACTACCACTGGAAGCACGAGCCTTGTCTGTATGGGTGGAAAGATGGCGCAGGCCACCTGTGGGCAGCAGACAGGAAGCAGACAACCATCCTGGAGTTCGACAAGCCGCATCGCAACGGCGAACACCCCACTATGAAGCCTGTGGAGTTGTTCGAGTATCAGATGCTGAATAACACCAAGGGTGGTGACACTGTTTTGGATAGCTTTGGCGGCAGCGGAACGACGCTTATTGCAGCCGAAAAAACAGGCCGCGCCGCTCGCCTGATGGAGCTTGACCCCAAGTACTGCGACGTAATCGTTCGCCGCTGGGAAGACTTCACCGGAAAGAAGGCTGTGCTTGAAACAAGCAGCGCGGGATGTTCCGCTGGACATAACTAGCGGTTGATTGAAATGGCAAATATCAAAAGCGATATGCCCAAAGGGGGACGGCCTCGGTTCGATTTTTCGGACAAGTTGCCGCTCGTCCGTAAACTTGCCAGCATCCAGTGCACCGACGAGGAAATAGCCGCCGGGCTTGGATGCTCACAGGACACGTTGGCGCGTGGTCGCAAACGGGAGCCTGATTTGGATGCCGCGATTTTAGAGGGCAGGGCCAATGGGCGCATGAGCTTGAGGCGGGCGCAGTATCGCAAGGCAATGGAGGGCAACCCGGCTATGCTCATCTGGCTGGGCAAACAGGTATTGGGCCAGCGGGAGAGCTTTGTGGACAATATGCCTGAGACTGACGAGTGTGGCGTGCTTGTGACCCCAGGCCTTGTTTCGGAGGAAGAATGGCTGGCAGCGACAAAAAAATAGTCTGGCAGCCGAACAGCAAGCCTCAAGCGTTTTTCTTGTGCTGCCCATTCCCAGAGATGCTTTTTGGTGGCGCTCGTGGGCCGGGGAAGACTGACAGCCTGCTTATGTCTTACATCCAGTTTGTAGGCCGTGGGTATGGCGCAGACTGGAAGGGCATCATATTTCGCCAGACGTACAAGCAGCTTGAGGAAATTGTAGCCAAATCCAAGCGGTTTTTCCCAAAGATCATTCGTGGCGCGACTTTTGGCGCGGGGAAGTACGAATGGACATTCCCCGGCGGCGAAACGCTCAAGTTCCGGCATGCAAAGCGGCCCGCCGATATGGAAAACTATCAGGGGCATGAATATCCGTTTGTTGGCTTTGACGAGCTGTGTAACCTTCCATCACAAGAAGTGTACGAAAAAGCCAAGGGTTTTTGCAGGTCGAGCAACCCGCGTGTGCCGAAGATGATTCGCTGCACAGCCAACCCACTTGGGCCGGGGCATCTGTGGGTAAAGCGGTACTTTGTCGAGCCTGAGGAGCCGTTGACGCCAATCGTTGATGCTTCTGGCAGCAAGCGGGTGTTTATTCCTGCAACAATTTACGACAACACGCACCTCGTAACTGCTGACCCTGATTACCTTCGCCGCCTCGAATCAATCGCAGATGACAGCTTGCGCAGGGCTTGGCTTGATGGCGATTGGGATGTGGTGGCGGGATCGTTTTTTGGTGACGTGTGGTCGCCTGCCAGAAACGTGCTCAAGCCGTTCAAAATACCCGCCGAGTGGTATTGCTACCGCTCTTTTGACTGGGGCAGCGCGAAGCCGTTTTCTGTGGGCTGGTGGGCTATCTCGGATGGCAACAAAGCCCCTGACGGCAACACATACCCGCGTGGGGCGATTATTAGGATCGCTGAGTGGTATGGGGCCAAACGCGACAACGCAGGGCAGACCGTTCCGAATGAAGGCTTGAAAATGGGCAGCCGTGATGTTGCCAGGGGTATTAAGGAACGTGAAGCCCGCATGAATAAAGAATGGGGAATATCCATAAAGCCTGGCCCTGCTGACCCTGCAATTTACAGTAGCGACGATGGCCCAAGTGTCGCGGATAATATGAGCGACGAGGGCGTGAGGTGGGTTCGGGCTGATAACTCTCGTGTCACTGGCTGGCAGCAGATGCGTGAGCGCATGTGGGGGGATGGAGAAAGCCCGCAATTGTATGTGTTCGCAAACTGTACAGAGTTTATCAGAACTGTACCAGCCGCCCCGCGTGATGAATTGATACCTGACGCGGGTCACGACCATTACGGAGATGCCGGGGGCTACTACATAATCAAAGAATTCCCAGTGGTTAAGAAACAAGTTCGCTTCGGCTTCTAAGGGGGCGCAGATGGAATACACGAAAAAACATCCCACATACGAAAGCAACCGCCTGCGCCGTGAACTGGCAATGGACTTGTACGAGGGCGGGCGGTGTGTTGAGGTCGAGCGGGTCAAGAAATTGCTGACTAAACACCCGTTTGAAACGCCTGCACAGTACGATATCCGGATTGACCGGGCCACATATCGCAACTTCGCCGCGCCCATCGTTGACGTGTTCAGCGGCATGGTGTGCGAGAGCAGGCCAGAACGGACACTGCCGGACGCGCTCAAGCATATTGAGAAAGACGCTGACCGCCTGGGCAACGATGCAGGGACGTTCTTTGACGATGTGGTGCGCAATGCTGCGGGCGGTGGTGCTCGCTTTGTGCTGGTGGACATGGAGCCGCCCCGTGGTGACACGCTGGCAGCAGATAAGCAGGCCGGACGCAGGCTTGTGCCGTACTTTG